CCTCAGGGTGCGCATGGAGCGCTTGCCCTTGCCGAAGGTCTGGCCCGGGCCGCCGCGGGGGCTTGCCTGGATCAGCATGCCGTTCTGGGCCTTGTCCTTTTCGATGGCGATGTCGAGCGTGTCGATGCTCACCGTCTGGAACAGGCCCATCTGGCCGATGGCGGAAGGGACGTAAGAGATCTCCCGGAGAGCGTCCGTGAGGCGCATGACGCTGAAGGCGTCCTGGGTGAAGATGTTGAGAATGGACATGTCTGGATTCCTCCGGGTTCAGCGCACGATGACGCCGAGAGTGGCGAGGGCCGTGTTCGCTGCGGCCTTTTCGGCAGCCTGGTCACGGTCGGCGTGGTAGGTGAGGCAATTGCCGTTCACCTCGGCATCGCGGACGATGGCCGACACGGTGACATCCGCAGCGGATGCGTCCGCCCCGTAGATGGCGATGGCGGCGGACGTCTGGCTGCCGTCCGTGGCGCCAACGGCGCTGGCAAGGTACTTTCCACTGGCGGTCACCTTCCCCAGCACGGTGCCGGCGGCGATGATCCCGGCGCCGGACGCAATGGTGATGGCCTCGCGCGAGCGCTGACCATTGGCTTCCGAGAGGATGAACTCCGCCGGGTGGCGGGTTTCGACGAGAACAGTCATGTCGGGTGCTCCTTTCAGGCGCGGGCGAAGCGGCGGTTGGCGTTGGCGATCGCCCGCTTCCAGCCTTCATCAGCCCTGGCAGTCGGGTTGGGACGCTCGGCATCGCGGCTCGAACCGAACTCGGAGCCTGCGCTGGCGCGCTGGGCGAGCGCCTCGATGCGGGTTTCCTTGGGCGATGCACTGAGGATCTTTTCGGCCTCGGCGATGCTGAGCGCGGTTTCGGTCGCAAGCATCAGGGCCTGCTTCTCTCGCCCAACAGCAGCTTCGGAATTGACGATGGCGCGGATGCGGGCACGTTCCTCGAGCCGGGCGGCGGCCACAGCTTCCTCCAACCGGACGGCAGGCAGCACTGCCGGCGCTTCAGGCCGTGCGGGCTGTACCGGTGCTACCGTTGCAGCCGGAACTGGTTCTGCAGCTGCAACAATCTCTTCTGTGCTCATGGATATCCCTCCTTTGCGAGCATTGCGCCCGGATGGGCGGGTGGTCTGCGAGAGTGAGTTTAGGACCTCGTCGAAGCTGGCGATGCGGTCGGCGAGGCCGAGCGCGATGGCTTCCGTCCCGATGAAGGTGCGGGCTTCCGTGGCGCGCGCCATGTCTGCCGTAAGCCGGCGGCCGCGCCCCTGCGCCACCGTGTCGAGGAACTGGCGGTAATGGGCATCCACACTGGCTTGAAGATCGGCGCGCACGGCATCGGACAAGGGCTCGAAGGGGTTGCCATCGACCTTGTGGCTCCCGGCGAAGATCAGCGTCGGCTTCACCCCCTGCGCCGCGAGTTCGCCGGATCGGTCGGCATGCAGCATGACAACACCGATGGAGCCGACGATCGAGGTGGGCGAGATGACGATCTCGTTCGCCGCACTGGCGATGCCGTAGGCAGCAGACGCGGCCATGTCGTTGACGAAGGCCGTGACAGGCTTGGTCTGGCGAACCGAACGGATCAGATCCGCCAGACCTGCCATGCCGGCGGCTTCGCCACCGGGCGAGGAGATGTCGAGCAGGACCGACCGTACCTCCGGGTCTTGCCCTGCCGCACGCAGCTGGGCTGCGATCCCCTCGTAACTGGTGAGCCCCGACCGGCTGTCCAGCCAGGCCCCGCGGTTCACCAGCGTATCCAGCACCGGGATGATGGCGACGCCATCTGTGGTGCGCATCATGGATGTGGTTCCGTCAGCGCGTCTCGTGGAGCCTGTAAAACGGCTCGCCTCGGGTTCATGATGGTCTTCGGCTTCGAAGAGAGAAGCATCGACACCGATGCGGCCGCTCAAGGCGCCGAGAATGATTTGAGCTTTCGCCGGGTGAATGAGCAGTGGCGTGTTGAGCAGACGGTCGCTGAGGCGGAGAAGCCGTCCGGGCATCAGAAACCTCCTGCACGCAGGCCGAAGCGGCGGCGCAGGCCCCCGGTGCGGCTGCAGAACGCCTCGAGGCGCGAAAGCTCAGCACGCAATGCGCTGAGATCCATTTTGCCGTACTGCACCTTGCGCCTGACGCCGTTGCCGGCGTCGAACTCGATCACTTCGGGCCGACGGCCCTCAAGCAAGGCGTAATAGGCTTCGCGGATCCGCGGCAGGACTTCGCACGGATCGGCGTAATCTGTGATGACGGTCATGAGTGGAGACAGCCCTTGTTGAAGGTAGCTGGAACGTGCCTATGGCGGCTGTGACCGCTGGAGAAGAGAGCGGATTTCCTTCAGGACCGATCCTGGATGGGTGGTGCGAACCGGAAAGTTCAGCCCAGGCTGATCAGTGCCGTGCCTGCGATTGCCAAGATGGCACCAATCCACGCAGAGATGCCTGGCCTCCTGCCGCTTCTGATCCAGACCATCGGCAGAATGAGAACCGGCGTCATGGATGAGAGCGTGGAAACGATGCCGACATTGCCCTCGTGCAGCGCAGCCATGAGCAGCGACATGCCGAGCCCTGTGCCGAGGAATGCCGAGGCGGTCGAAAGTGCCAGCGCATCAGCCCGGACGGACTGCCGCGAATTTCGTCCGAGGGGCGTAGCGGAGAGCATGACGAAGATTACCGCCGCCAGACCGGAACGCAGTGCCATGGCCGTGAACGGCTCGACCCCGGACGCCATCGCTGGCCGCGCCAGCAGGCTTCCCACCGCTTGCCCAAGTGCAGTGATGACCCCGAAGGCTACTCCCGGCCAGAAGCCCCAACTGAACGTCAGCCCCGGTGCAGCTGCAGGTTTTCCAGCTTCCGCCAGATCGTTCCGATCGTGGCCCTTCAGGCCTTCATGGATGCCAATCGCCAACAAGACACCGGAAAGAACAAGAACGATACCCAACGACTGCCAGGCGCTGATGGTCTCACCCAGGAAAAGATAGCCGAGCGCCACCGCGAAGGGAGCCGTCAACGAGAAGAGCAGCGCCGTGATGCGCGGGCCTACCGCATAGATCGCCGCGAAATAGGTCGTACTGGCAATGACAATGCCTGCGACGCTGGAGCCTGCAAGCTGCCAGAACTGCACCGGCCCCACGGTTCGCCACCCACCCAGAGCCAACGAGACCACACCGGTCATGGCGACAGCGGCAAACATCTGCCAGCGAGCCAGTTGGAACAGCGGTACCCGCCCCTTCAGTTCGCTGAGAAACATCGAACTCAGCGCGATACAGAAGGCGGCGGCAAGGGCATAAGCTTCGGAAGCGAACATGACCGGATACTCAGACGGAAGCGAATGCCCTTATACCGGCCTCGTCAATGCGGTCGATACCGCCATCGGCAGAGGATCCATGTCCTCTTCACGGGAGTTGCTGCTCCTGATTGTTCCCCATCTCCTGCCCCGACCCGTCACCGGACGGATTGGTAATGCCCTGGAACTGATGATCGGTCAGGCCGTAGGTCGCGCGGAGCGCCTTCTCCCTGGCGCGCTGGGCGTAGACGTCCTCGATGTCGTGGCCGAGGTCCTCGGCGATCGCCGCATCGGTCATGACCCCGAGGCGGCACCAGATCTCGTGGGCCTTCGCCATCTTGAGATCGTCGGCCTGGGGTTTCGGGGCGCCGCGCCAGATGGCGCGTGACGCCGCCGCACGGTTGGCAAGAAAACCGTCTAGCCCGCCGGGGAATGGAATGCCGCCCCGCGCAATCTCTTCTTCAAGCCAGGCTTCGTAGATCGCGGAACAGAAGGGGGCGAGGATGTGGGCGCGGCGGTAGAGGGTGATCTGGAAGATTTCGCCGCTCGCCATGCGGACGCTGGAATAGGTGGCGTTGGTATAATCCGCCGTGGCGCTCTCATAGGTGAGCCCCAGGCAGCGGGCCAGTTCACGCAGCAGGTGGGCTGCGAAGTCCCGGTAATCCGAATGCGGGTGCTGGGCGCGATGAAGCTCGAGCTTCTGGCCCGGAAAGAGGTGGGCAATGCGGCCATTGATGCCGAGATTGATGGTGGCGTTGTCGTACCAGCCCGACTGCGCCTGGATATAGGCATCCCACGGCGAGATGCCGCTGGCCGAAAGCCGGGCCTGTTCTTGCGGGGTCAGCAGGCCTGAGAGCACTTCTTCCGTCGGCTCGTCCGAGGTGATGGACGCCGCGAACACCGTCTGCAGAATCGCCGCCGTGAGGGTGGCGTCTGACAACTGGTCGAACTGGCGGGCCACCTGCAGGGCCGGCGTCAGCGGCGAGATGCCCCGCACCTGGCCGGGCAGCCCGTCGAAGACATGGATGACCCGGGTGCGGCCGAGATCGTCGCGCGCCGCGACCTCAAACTCGACCGTGCCGAGCACGGGATCCTTCCGGGTTGCAAGATAGCTCACAGGCATGCCGTCGGCATCCATGCGCACGCCTTGCAGCAGATTGCGCGACGGCTCGGTTCGGCGCACCACGCGATGCGGCGGCACCAGCCGGACCTTGGTGCCATAGCGGCCTCCGGGGCGCTCCCGCCACGGGAGTTCGGCCCACATCTCGCCGGTGGCGAACCACGAGCGAAAGGCCGCAGCCTGCAGGAGGCCGAATGAACGGCGTCCTTCGATATCACATTCATAGGGCTTCTCGGCCCACAGGCTCCAGCGTTGTTCGACCGTCTGGGCCCATGCCTCGGCATCGGCATTGCTCATGCCAAACAGGTCGTTCTCCGGCATGGCCTTGAGCCGCAATCCTGTGCCCACCGTGTTGGCGACCGCCTGATCGATGGCGCCTGCCATCCAGCCCGAGTTCTGGATCAGGTCGATGGTGCGGGCCGCCGCCATGTCCCAGGAGGCGCCGACATCATCGGCCGCTTCCCGAAGTGCTGGCCGCCAGCCGCCAAACACCACGCCGCGGTTGCCGCGCATGAAGTCCGCGCGGATGGGTGGGGGCATGACGGCACCTGAGCGGGCAGGAGCAACCCAAGCCCGCAGCTTGGCCATAATGCCCATCAGGTCACCTGTTCAGTCGATGCGACAGTCCCGCAAAGCGCGTGCGCAGATCCGGCATCGCTGCAGCAGCGAGTGTGGCCGCCGACTTGGGCGTCACCGCCGTGTCTTCGGGCTTCTCTGTTTCAGTGTCACCAGGGTGTTCGCGGCGAGGTTCATCACCCGCACCTTCCCGCAGCACCCCGTCCGGAATGCGCTGGACATTCAGCGAGTAGCCAATCGCCATGGCGAGAGCCTCGCAGTCGAGATAGTGGTTGGCGCGCGACTTCTGCACCCACTGCGGCTTGCCCGTG